GTGAAGAGGGCAGATAAGACTGGACAGGAAGATTTAATTCCGATAATCAAGGCTATGGCAGAAAAGTTTGAACTTCCTGAAATAGCTGATGGGTTTGACATATTAAACATGGTTTAAGGAGGAAAATATTAATGTCTGGAAATATTGGTTGGATAGGCGTAGATCTTGATGGAACTTTGGCTGAGTATGATGGTTGGAAAGGTGCGGAACATATCGGGAAACCTGTGCCAGCTATGTTAGGTAGGATTAAATTGTGGCTCTCAGAGGGAAAGGATGTTAAGATTTTTACCGCTAGAGTATGCCGTGCGAACCCAGAACGAGAATTCTCTCGAATGGCAATCCAAAAATGGCTGATTACGAATCTAGGCAGGATTCTTGAAATAGTTTCTGAAAAGGATTATGGCATGGTTGAGCTTTGGGATGATAGATGTGTTCAAGTTATACCGAATACAGGAATAGCCTTGCAGGAATTGAGGGAGAAGAGTGTTGTTTTTTAATCGAAAAAGAAAGCAATGTAAGGATTGCTTAAAAACTTTCCATAGACCAGTTGACCATGAATTATTCAATCCGTTTGGAGAATCTATTTCAAATTTTAAGGTGTGCCCTTATTGTGGTGGCGATTGGATTATTGTTTAGGAGTGAAATCTGATGGCAGAAGCAAAAACTAAACTTAAAAAAGATAATAAAGCTGCTGCCAAAAAGGTAGAGGTTGAAAAGCCAAAGCCAAAGATTAAGGCTAGTGATTTGCCGACGCTCACTGATGTTCAATACGAAATTGGTAAGCGAAGCTGCCAATACTTTATAGAGAAGTTTGTAAAGATTGAAGATAGGGATGCCGCCGAACTGGCAGTTTCTTTTGTTTTGTGGCCTAAACAAGTAGAAGCCCTAAATGTTCTTTCAACAAATAGGCTGAACATCGTATTAAAAGCCAGGCAACTCGGGTTAACATGGATGACGTTGGCTTATTCGGTGTGGAAAATAGTTTATTCAGCAGGGTATTCTGTTGTTGCAATGTCAAAACGTGAAGAAGACGCAAAAGAATTAGCTAGACGTATAGGATTCATTCTTAAATATCTTCCTCCAACTATGATTCGAGAGAAAAAGGTTGCAGGAAAATGGAATGGACCAACATGGGAGGCCACAACACTTCAAGTTGTTATTAATCATCCCGGTAAAGAACCGAGTGTATTTAACTCAATAACTTCTGCTCAAGACTCTGGACGATCTCTTACAGCTAACTTAGCTATTCTTGATGAGTGGGCTTTTCAACAGTGGGCGCGCGAAATTTGGGCGGCTGTATACCCTACTATAAATCGTCCAACTGGTGGACAAGTTATTGGGCTAAGCACAGCAAAGCGCATGACATTATTTGAGGAGATATGGAGAAAAGCAACGCAGGGCGTTAACACATTTGCAAGAGTTTTTCTTCCGTGGAGTACTGACCCGCGAAGAACTCAAGAGTGGTACGAACAAACTAAAAAAGATTTAGGAGAACAAAAAACTAAAGAGGAGTATCCAAACACCCCGGAAGAAGCTTTTTCTGCCGCAGAAGGGGTAGCGTTCCCTGAATTTAGTTATGATCTTCATGTTGTAAAGCCGTTTGAAATTCCTGACCATTGGCGCAAATGGAGGTCTGCTGACAATGGATATACAGATCCGTTTGCTTGGTATTGGTATGCTGTTGATGAGTTTGGAACTGTTTACATTTACAGGGAATACACAAGAGATCCAAAGGACCCTAAAATAGGTTATTCGGATCAAGCAAGGCAAGTTGCCCTGAAAACCGGAAGCGAACACGTTGGCTTTACGGTTGTGGGTCATGATGCTTGGGCAGTTAATCCATTAACTAAAAATAAAAACACTCCTCAAGGTAAATGCATTATTGATTTTTACAATGAAGGTGGGGTTAATGACTGTATAAGAGCTGTAACGGATAGAGTTTTTCGAAAGGCAACTTTTCACGAATATTTAAAGCCTTACTACGATGAAAACGCTGAAGTCATGACAAGCAAACTCAAGATATTCAGCACTTGCGAAAAGATTATTGAAACTTTACCTCAGTTGCTCATTGATGACAGGGACCCTGAAAAGTATATGGAATGTGAATATGACCATTGGGCCGACTCTGTAGGGTATGGCCTTATTTCGTATCATTCTAAAAAAACAGAGTTATCGGAAAGAAAAATTGATTACAGCAAACTCCCTGACGATATTGTTGAAGACTTAGAAAGAGCGGATAAAAAAATGAGAGAGTATATTCTTTCGAAGATTGGTAGGTGATTAACCATTGATGGATAAAATAAAAGATTTCGGCAGTAAGGTGGTGAGTAAGATAAAAAAATCAGTTAAAAACGCCAAAGAAGAATCAGAACAACAACGCAGATTAAAAGATTGGCAAGACAAAATGTCATTAGCGTTGGCTGGAATTAACGAAACTATTCGTGATGAACGAGAAATGATCTACCTTGGAACGGCAGACGTTGATGCTAACATAAACGCTACCTATTCGGGAGGAAAACGGAAAAAAGCAAACAATGTTGTTAACCTCGTTCTTGAGTTTATTGAAACAAATGTCGATGCCACAATTCCACAACCTGCAGTACGAACAAAGCTCCCTGGATTCGAATCACAGGCAACCATGATCGAAGATAGCCTAACAGCAGATATAACCGAACTTGGTATAACCGGAATCAACGATATCAACGAACGAATAACTCCGGTTCAGGGATACTCAGCAATATTGGTTAACTGGAATCCTGACTTTAAACATCATCTTTACCGCGGAGAATTATCTATAGAATCAGTCCATCCAAAGAGAATTGTCCCTCAACCAGGTGTATGGGATTTGCAGAAGATGGACTATTTCTTTATCCTTTCGTCGGTAACAAAGTCGTTTATCAAGAAGAGATATGACGTTGACCTTGAGAATGTCGGCGAGCAATTTCCAAACCTTAATTCTCTTAGCGGTATCACGAACCAATCTGACAATTCGGAGATGGTCACGGAAATTGTTTGTTGGTACAAAAACGAAGATGGTGAAGTGTCTAAGTTTGTATGGTGTGATAATGAAGTGCTGGAGGATTTGCCTAATTTCTTTGCCCGAAGAATTGATGGCAAAATTCATGAGTTTGAGATTATTGGAAGTGAAGTCACTCTTGCAAGTGGCGAAGTCTTACCCGCTGGCACGGAAATACCTTACTTCACCCCAACACGTTACCCTCTTGTTATTCGCGAAAATATCCCTCTTAATTTTGCCTTTGGTGGTCAATCTGATGTCGATGTTATTCGGGACCAACAGGACGCAATGAAGAAAGTTGTGTCAACCATCGAAGAAAAGGTTGTTAGAGGGAGTGCCGTAGTAACGGCTTTAGAGGGACATCGGTTTAATCTTACCAATGAGTTGTATTCGATTATTAGGGGAAGTCAGCAAGAATTAAATGCTCTTAGTGTTAAAAATCTATCTGCTGATATTAGTCAAGACTTAGTGTTTGCCCAACAACAATATAAAGCCGCGCAAAGCACACTTGGGATTACGAATACTTTTCAGGGTAAGTCAGACTCTACAGCAGTAAGTGGTGTCGCAAAGCAAATTCAAGTACAGCAAACAAGTGGGCGATTGCGTTCTAAAGAGGCTAATAAATATGCTGCGTTCAAGGAATTATACGAAATTATGTTTGAATTCAAGTTAGCTTTTTATGATGAACTAAGGCCATTCGTTACACAAGATGCAGACGGTAAGGACTCTTATGGCAATTTCAATAAGTATGCTTTTTTAGTTAGGGATAAAGCCGGAGAATTATATTATAATACCGACTTTATTTTTTCTGCTGATGCCGGAAATGGAATGCCGAGAGATAAGATGTGGTTATTTAACTCTATTCAAGAAATGCTTAAATACGGAGCCTATAACCCAACTCCTGCCTCTGTTGCATTCTGGACACAAATGGTACAGCAAAAATATCCAAATGCTAAAGTTGTGCTTGATATTATCAATAAACAAATTGAAGCAATGGCGAAGAAACCGCCAGAAACTCCGAAGACATCTATTGCCTTTAAGGATGTCCTTGACCCAGTAGCGCAAGCTCAAATACTTGAGAAGATTGGAGTTAAAGTTTCTCCACAGGTCACAGAACAGCCTATGGGAGGTCAACAGCCGCATGGTAATATAAATACACCACAACAAGATCAACAGGCTTCTGCTAGGCTTACGCCGGAACAGGTATTTTCCCAACTCCCTCCCGAAATACAAGAAGTATTACCGCAAATGGTTCCCCCTGAGCAATTAGTTGAAATTTTATCCATGGAACCGGAACCTATGATGCAAGTTATTATGCAGATTATAGGGGGTGGGCAGTAATGAGTTTTAAGCGTCAATCATGCACCTATGACGAAAAAGAACAACAGGAGAGACTAAAGTATTGGAAGGATATCCTTACTCTCGACCAATGGGACATAGTAGCCAAGATAGTCAGGGTAAAGGACATGGATTTAGAAGATTCTCAAGGAACCGTAAATTTTCGAACATGTGGACTAGAGGCGATTATCAAACAAATGGACCCTATTGATTGGGACAATACAGATTTCGATTACGACATGGAAGCATCCTTGATTCACAAATTACTTCATCTTCTCTTTGCTGGATTCAAACACGAAGACGGAGATGCGGAAACAGAGGAACAAGTGATTAACATTATTGCAAGGGCCTTGGTTGGGCTAAAAAGGCAAAACGTGGTTAACTGACGAGCTGAGAAGGCTCTTATTTTTTACCCATCTTTATTTGAAAGGTGGTGATAACCATGAAAGACAAAATGAAAATTCCCCAAAACAGCGCAGGGTATGTCGAAGCTATGAACATAAATAAAAAGAATCCTGCTCCTGTTAAGAAAACCGGAAAAGACCTTCGCAGTGGTAAATAAGGCGGCAAATACGAGCCGCCTTTTCCTGTGCCTAGAAGTGGCTGACGCGCCGGAATTAGACGGTGAAATTCGCTGGCAAGCGCACATGCAAAGGAGAATTAATCAAT